CTTTTGCATTGTAAGCAGCCTGAAGGAATGTATGTATCATATCAGTGGTCATCACCATTCCTTCGGGGATTTGAAAAGAAAAGGGATTGTCTGGGATGGAAAGAAATTCTTGGTATAAAAGAAAAGTTTCATAAGATTCATATTTTTGATAATTATACATAGAAATGCCTCCTTAGATTTAAAAAAGAATTGATAAGCCAATTATAACATTCAAGGAGGAAGTAGTAAAGGAGGGAAGCCGATGAATAAAGAAGGATATAAAGATCCAACAGCAGACAGAGCGATCGCACATGCGGATCATATACCGAAGCATGTAAGAGATGTAATCGAGGTCCTTAAAAAGATTGCCAGTCTTGCAGGATTTAGAATTGCGAATATCGAACTGGAGGATAAGACCACCAGAAAGAAATTTAAATACCGAAAATGAAATAAATACAGACACATGGATGTTATGGAGTATTTGAGGAGAAAGGGGATTGATGCCGGTGTCGAATGTAAGACCGATAAGTGAGAAGAAGTACGACATTAGCAAGCACAGATTTTTAGAACTATATCACTTTTGCATGCAATACAGTGAATGGAAGGATGAGTTGAAATATAAAAAAGACACGGTAAGAAGCATTGAAGTGACAGATATGCCTACAAGTCATGGAAATGGCGATGCAACAGCTAACTTGGCTGTGAGGAGAGCAGAACTGCAACGGAAGTGTGAATTGATAGAACAGACTGCGATTGAAGCTGATCCGGATATCTACCAGTACATAATCAAGGGAGTTACAACAGAGTATGCAACATACAGATACCTAAGAGAGATTGCGGGAATGCCGTGCGGCAAGAACATGTATTATGATCGCAGGAGAAAATTCTTCTTCCTCTTATCGAAAAAAATGTAAGAGGGGGACTCAGAGGACAACTTTCTGTGTTATTATGATATTATCTCGAAAAGGAAAAATGAATAACACTAACTCACTGTAAGGCACCCTCCGGGGTGCTTTTTATAATGCCGTGAATGGAAAGGGGTGTTGCATTGTGGCAGCATTGAAAAATATTAAACACGAGAATTTCTGTTTGCATTATTCCAAAACTGGCAATGCAACAGAATCTTATAAAAAAGCAGGCTATAAGGCAAAAACAGAAGCAGGAATAAACGCTTCTGCATCACAGTTATTGAAAAATCCTAAGGTGCAGGCACGGCTTGCAGAATTAGCCGAAGAAATAGCATCGAGTAAGATTGCAGACATTGCAGAAATACACGAATACCTTACGGCAGTGATGCGAGGAGAAGAAAAAGAAGAAGTTGTTGTTGTGGAAGGTTTGGGCGATGGAATTTCAGAAGCACGGCTGATTAAAAAAGAAGCGAACATAAAAGACAGAATCAAAGCAGGAGAAACACTTGCAAGGATGAAAGGTGGATTTGATAACAAACTGTCTGTTGAAGTCGCATTGCCTGTGTTTGGCGGAGAGGAAGAGCTTGAAGATTAAAAAAGTAAAGATGCTGCTGCCAGAGATAGTCGGGCGAGGTTACAAGACATTTTGGAACTTCCGTGGACGTTATAGGGTTGTAAAGGGAAGCCGTGCGAGCAAAAAATCAAAGACAACTGCTCTATGGTACATATACAATATCATGAAGCATAAGGGCGCAAATTTGCTTGTAGTCCGCAAGACATACAGAACCTTAAAAGATTCTTGCTTTACAGAGTTGAAATGGGCGGTAAAACGCTTAAAAGTAGAGCATCTATGGATATTCAAAGAAAGTCCGCTTGAAGCTACTTATATACCGACAGGACAAAAGATTTACTTCAGGGGATTGGATGACCCGTTAAAGGTAACATCTATTACAGTAGACGTTGGTGTGTTATGTTGGATGTGGATTGAAGAAGCATATGAGGTCATGAAAGAAGAAGACTTTGATATGCTTGATGAGTCTATCCGTGGTGAGTGTCCAGAAGGATTATGGAAGCAAATCACAATCACTTTCAACCCATGGAATGAAAGGCACTGGCTGAAGCATCGTTTCTTTGATGAGCTTACCGGGCATGATGCAGAGGGGAAACCGATATATGCGCCTAGAAAGAAGCCAATTTCTGACGATGGCGAGATATTGGCAATAACAACAAATTATCTTATAAACGAATGGCTCGATAAAGCAGATATTGCGGTCTTTGAGAGGATGAAACGAAACAATCCCCGGCGTTATGCTGTGGCAGGTTTAGGCGGTTGGGGTATTGTTGACGGTCTGATATACGAGAACTGGAAGGAAGAAAGCTTCACTTTGGATGATATAAGGGCGAGGCATCCGGATTTGAAATCTGCATTTGGTCTTGACTTTGGATATACAAATGATCCAACAGCATTATGTTGTGCTTTTGTGTCAAAAAAAGATAGGAAGATATATATTTTTGATGAGATATACGAAAAAGGTATGTCAAACAAAAAGATATATGACTGCATTTTTGAGATGGGATATAGGAAAGAACGTATCACAGCAGACAGCGCAGAACCAAAGAGTATAGATGAGTTGAAAAAGCTTGGATTAACGTTTATAAAGGGAGCAAAGAAGGGAAAAGACAGTATAAACCATGGAATACAGTGGATCCAAGATTTTGAAATAATCATTCACCCAAGATGTGTGAATTTTATAACGGAGATTAGCAACTACACATGGGATAAAGACAAGTTCGGGACTGTTATAAACAGACCTATTGATGCGTTTAATCATCTCATGGATGCTCTTAGGTATGGATGTGAACGTTATATGATCGGTAACTGGATGATGTAAAGATAACTGACGGGCAGCGCACACATTGCCAGCGTGAACATAGCACACGTCTCCACTCGGTCGCGATCGGCGGTCGATTATGGTACTGGTGGGACTGCCATTTTATATAGTGGATACTTGGCGCAGCGGTAGCGCAGCAGTCTTATAAACTGTGTGCCGCCGGTTCGATTCCGGCAGTATCTATTTAAAACAAAAGGAAGGGGCTAAACTTAAAGCCACAGAGGAAAAGACAATGGACGATAAGGAGAAGAATCTGATAAAAGAATATTTTAAGCGGAACGGGCTGCCAAAGCCTGTGACAATTAAACATATAGGAAGATGGGCGCATGGTGAACGCTATGCCGTGACTTGCGGGCTTGTCCGGCTGAAGAAATATTGTGTGTATTTCGGCGATGATGGCGGAATCAATTCCGTGAGAAAGAGGTGACAGCATGCTGACAGAAGCAGAGATTAAAAGATTCATAGACAATGACAGCAGTTCGGAGAAAAAGAAGTTTGCAGAGGTTGGTCAACGATACTATGAAGCGAATCACGACATATTAAAATCACGGTTGTTTTATTACAACGCAGATGGGAACCTCGTGGAAGACACGACACGCTCAAACATTAAAATCAGTCATCCGTTCTTCACTGAATTGAGCGACCAACTTTCCGCTTACATGCTTTCTTTCAAGGAAAATCCGATAAGGGCAAAAGAAGCGGTCGAAGGGCTGCAAGATTATCTCGATGAATACTTTGATGATGATTTCTACACTGAAATAAGCGAACTTATAACAGGAGCTTACAATAAAGGTTTCGAATATATCTACGCTTACAAGAACGCTGAAGGAAGGCTTGCTTTCCAGTGCGCTGACAGTCTGGGAGTAATAGAGGTAAGAGCGAAGGACACAGATGATGAATGCGAGTATTTTATCTACTGGTATATCGATCGCATTGACAAGGGAAAGAAAGAAATACGGCGTATTCAGGTATGGAGCAATCAAGAAACGTGGTATTATGTGCAGTCGGGAAATGGTAGGGTAAAGATAGATGATAGCGTGCCAATCAATCCACGACCGCATGTGGTCTTCACGGAGAAGAAAAAGAATGTGAAAAAGGGATATTCCTTCGGGTTTATTCCTTTTTGGCGTTTAGACAACAATAAGAAGCAAATAAGCGGGCTTAAGCCTATCAAAGCTCTGATTGATGACTATGATCTGATGGAATGCGGTATATCGAACAATCTTGCCGACTTTGACACACCGCTACATGTTGTGACAGGGTTTCAGGGCGACAATCTTGACGAATTGCAGACGAATCTAAAGACGAAAAAGATTCTTGGTGTCGATGAAGGCGGCGGAGTAGAGGTGAAAACTGTTGATATTCCGTATCAGGCAAGGAAAGCGAAGGCGGACGAAGACGAAAAAAATATCTATCGTTTCGGGATGGGATTCAATAGTTCGCAGGTTGGCGATGGTAACATCACGAATGTTGTTATTCGGTCACGGTATGCATTGCTTGACCTGAAAGCTAACAAGCTTGAAAGACGGCTTAAAAAGCTTCTGAAACAGCTTGTGAAGGTTGTTCTTGACGAAATCAATAAGATGAACAAAACAGACTATAAGGTTTCGGATGTTTATTTTGATTTTGTTCGTGAGATCACAACAAACGAATCAGAGAACTATTCCAATGAGAAGACAAAAGCCGAAACACAGCAAGTGCAAATCAACACGATCCTGAATGTGGCTGCCGTCCTTGACGATGAAACGATTGTAAAGGCTATATGCGAAGTGCTAGATATTGATTACGAGGAAATCAAGGACAAGCTTCCGAGTCCTGACGATGGAATGACACAGGCAGAAGTGGCATTGAGTGCCGTTGTGCCGGAAGAAGGCACAGAGCAAGGCGGTGAATAATGTATCATGAATAGGCGGCAGAAAGAAGTCTTACAAAATGAACTGAAGAATGAAAGAACGGTTCTGAATCAGATTAACGCAGTGTATCAGAGGGCAATGATAGATATTGAAGCCAAAATCGAAAAGATGCAGGCAAGAATCAACATGAACCTGGAAGACACGGCAGCAATTTATCAGAAGCAGTTTCAGGAAGCTTTGAAAGGGCAAGTTTCGGCGATACTTGATAACCTGAACGCCAATCAATACGACAAAATTCAGGACTATCTTGAAAATTGCTACTATGACAGCTTTATCGGTGTAATGTACGACCTTCAAGGGCAGGGAATACCTGTTATTATGCCGATAGACCAAGAGCAGGCTATAAGAGCAATACAGCATGATACGAAGCTTAAGAAACCGCTTTATGAGTCGCTAGGCTACAATGTAGAGCAACTAAAAAGGACGATTGCCGGAGAGATAAGCCGTGGAATTGCAAACGGATATATGTATACCGAAATTGCCCGGAACATCAGAAATCATGGGAAAGTCTCGATAAGCAAAGCCTACACGATAGCAAGGACGGAAGGGCATCGGATTTCCGAGCAGTCGAAAGCTGATTCCCGGCAGAAGGCAAAGGAAGCCGGGGCTGACGTTCTGAAACAGTGGGATTCTACACTGGACAGCCGGACGAGGGAAAGCCACCAAAAGCTTGACGGTCAAATCAGGGAATTGGAAGCGCCTTTCGAAGTAAACGGAAGGCAGGCAATGCAGCCGGGTGGATTCGGAGTTGCGAAGGAAGATATAAATTGCCGATGTGTGACATTGCAGCGTGCAAGATGGGCATTAGACGAAGCAGAACTTGAAACTCTGAAGAAACGAGCGGAGTTTTTTGAAATTGATAAGACGAAAGATTTTGATGATTTTAAAGAAAAATATATGAAATCCATTGAGAAATCAGGGAAAAGTGGTACAATACAATTAGATTTACAATTATTTGCTTCGAAGGAAAAACAATTTGGGAAGAAGATTGGAAAACATGCAAAAGACTATGGATTAGACCCAAGCAACGAAGCCGATCGAGAAAAGATGCAGGAGATTATTGACGATATAATTGAAAATCATAGTGAGATAAGAAGCGGATCATGGCGAGGGCAAGAAAAAGAAGTTGACTTTTATATTAAAAATGCAGATGTAGTTGTTTGCAGTAAGGAAAAAGAATTTATTACTATTTTGAAAGGTGGTGTAAATAATGCTAGGGTTAAGAACGCAAGAAACAAATAAATTTATTTTGTTCTTTGAATTAGTACAGGAGAAAGCAAAGGAGAAAGAATCAGTTTTCTTTTTAGATTCAGGAGATGGAAAAGAGTTTGAAACTGAGGCGATGGAAGGCGAAAACCTTCAAGGATGGCTTGTACCTCTTTCAAAAGTTGATGAATTTGAAAAAATATGGAAAGATCACAAAGAGAATGATGAATATGTTGATTTTTACTGTTGGGCCGAATGGTTTGATAATAAGGGGAAAATTGACATAAAATTCATGAAAGAATAAAAAGCACTTTGCGTATATGCAGGGTGCTTTTTTGATGCGAAAAATAGGTAAAGAAGACATGGGCGAAAAGTATATTGAAACCTAAATAAAAAAGGACGGTGAAGATATGAATGATTTAAAAGCAATTAGACAGAGTACAACAGCTGAAAGGGAAATGGTGTTTGAATTTGAAACAAGCGGTATAGAATTTCTTATTAAGAACCTTTCAGATGCAGATATTTTTGTTGCGTGCAAACAAGGCGTAGAAAAAGCGGATAGAATCCTTATTCCTGCGAATTCGTGTCAGATTATAATGCCATTTCCTACTATTCGTACGAGCGAAATTTCCATAATTGCAGCACAAACCAGTGAAAAAGGAGTAGAAGTACAATGCTTAAAATGGTAGACGGAACCGGAATCATCGGTGTTGATATGGTATGCCCTTTAGGTGGTACTGTATCCCCTCCACAGCCACCGAATTATGACAAGGTAGAAGTGGAAGGGGTAGGGAGTTTAATGCTTCCAAACAGCTTAAAGGCGCCGTTGGAGAGGGTGGAACTGATTGGAAATAGTGTGCAGGGCGAGAATCCAGCGCCGGACAATCCGCAGGAGAGTAAAAGTGCAGGAAGGTTCGATGAAGCGAGCAGGAAATACTTGCTCGATGTGAAAGTGACTGGGAGAAACATTCTTAGCGATGTCGGAGACACATACAATGTTTTCGTTCCATGTCTTATTAAAGCGGGCGCAAAAGTTACATTGATAACAAATGGAATGGAGAGTGCTGGTGGAAATATCAAGCTAATAAGAGAAAATAAAGAAATAATTTGGATGTCTATTGACGCCGGAAAAACAAAAACTACAAAAACCATTCCGGTAAATATTGTTGGTTTTATAAATGTTCTTAGCCCGAAGGATGGATTGAAATATTGCTTAGTTATAGGCGATACCGATAACTATGAACCTTACACCGGGCAATCCGTACAAATCGCCCTAGATGAGCCATTAAGGGGTATCAGAAGGATAACTGATGGTAAAAACGTGCAAGAAGCACTAAATTCAAGCGGAATTACAAGACGTTTTAAACGAGTTGAAATAACGAAAGATACACCTATTGTATGTACACTTGGGCAATACGGAGCATCTGAAATAAATACGGTTATCTGTCGGTACAGAGATACCAGTTTAAAGAAAACAGGAGCGATACTTTGTGGAGAATTAAAGAATATTAACAACTGGGCAAAAGAAGAGGAATCAGTTGCTATGACAGAACAAGGAATTGATTTCAGACTAAGCCGTGAAAGATTGGGTCTGGGAAGTGATACAACACCAGAAGAAAATAAGGTGGCAGTAATCAAATATCTTACAGAACACCCATTGCATTGTGTCGCAGAACTCAATGTACCCACCACAGAACATCTCCCGGAATCCGTACAACAGCAATTACAAGCCTTACACAGCGAGAACGGCACGACACATGTATTTGTAGACAGCGGAGAAGTACCATGTGGAATCAAATTAACCTATCGAAAGGAGAAATAAATATGAACTACGCAAAAATCATGGAAAACGGAACTGTAAGAATCAGCTCCATCAAAAAGGAAGGCTACAAGCCACTCAAGGAAGAGAAACCAGAGGGATTTAGTAACCTTGTCTTTGTTGGCTATACAGAGACAGAAGAAAATGTAATCAAAGAATACGAAGCAGTGGATGACGGAATGAGCGCCTACGGTAAATTACAGAACGACTTGAAAGCAACACAAACGGCACAGGAAGTCACAGACCAAGCGGTGCAGGAACTTATCCTTGCAACGATGAAAATGGGGGTGTAAATTATGGCACAGTTTTTAGCTAATAGGATTAAAGGCGGACACTTAACAATCGGCGAGGTACCGGAGAGCTTAAAAGAGCAGGTGCAGGCACTTTTAAAGCAAATATAAAGCGAAACATACCACTACGGCAAATCAATATGCTGAGGTGGTTTTTTATTGCCCGAAAAGCTGATGGCATTTAAACTATGGCAATTTTCCCGATTGCAAGGGATATAAAACAGCACGTTGCACCGGGGACACCGGACATAAAAACAGCGCAATGAGAAAGGTAACGACATGGAATTTTTAAAAGAAATTTTTGGAGATGAACTGTATAAGCAAGTAAAAACGGCGTTGGATGCATACAACGGCGCAGAGGAACACAAAGACAAGCAGATTAAACTTGGAAACCTTGCAAGTGGTGAATATGTGAGCAGATTGAAATATGACGACTTGCAAGCATTATTTGACGGCAAGGGAAAAGAACTTGGCAGTGCAAATACCTTAATCGAAGAACTAAAAAAAGGTACAAAAGGAAATGATGAACTGCAAGGCAAGGTAACAGCATATGAAACACAGGTGTCACAGTTACAAGAGCAATTAAGGCAGACAAAGCTTGAAAGTGCTGTAAAGGTGGCTCTTCTCGGTGCAAAAGCAACAGACATCGACTATATGATGTTCAAGCTAAAAGAAATCGGCGATCTTGAACTTGATGAAAAAGGGAATGTGAAAGGGATTGATGAAAAGATTTCATATTTAAAAAAGCAATTTCCATTGCAATTTAAAGCGGAAGAAAATGGAAGTCATGAAGGAATCGTGATTGACGAAAACAGACTTCCAGAGAATCAGGATCACAATAAAGCACCACAAACACTTGCAGAAGCCTTGCAGATGCAATTTGAATCAAACAAATAGAAAGGTTAAAAAGGTGAAAAAATATGCCAATGACACTAAATGACATGAAAGCGGGAATGTCCGACAAAGTAGCTGAACAGGTAGTTGATACATTTCTGAGGGAATCAGAAATCTTACAAGTATTACCGTTTGACAATACTGTTAGCCCTTCCGGCGGTAGCACACTGACTTACACATATATGCAGACTAAAACTCCGGCAACAGCTGCATTCCGTAAATTAAACGCAGAATACACAGCGCAGGAAGCAACACTGGAAAAGAAATCAGCTGATTTGAAAATCTTTGGTGGAAAATTCGGAATGGACAGAGTGCTGAAACAGTCTGAAGGGCGTTTTAATAATATGGCATTTCAGATGGAGCAGAAAATCAAAGCGGCAGTTAGCTTATTTCATTACACGCTTATTAATGGGGATAAATCAACACGCAGCGAAGAATTTGACGGACTAGACAAGATGCTTGCGAACACTTCTTCAGAGTTCAACAAGGATGCCGTTATCGACATTTCTACGATTGCAAAACTTAAAGAAAATGCAGATCAGTTATATGAAATGTTGCAGATTCTCATTCGAGAAACTTCCGCAGATGCGCTTCTGATGAATTCTAGTATGATTTCGAAAGTGCAGACAATGGCTAGAATCTTAGGCTATAAGACAGAAAGTGAAGAAGCATTCGGAAAGAAAGTTCTTTCGATGGATGGCGTTCGCTTCATGGACTTAAAGAACCACTATGAAGCATCGGGAACAGCTAAGCCGTGCGTACCTGCCGGAATCGCTAGAACAGTAAGCACATCGCAGACAGGTTTAACTGACATTTATGCCGTTAAATTCGATGTAAATGAAGGGTTCCATGCTGCCACAATCACAGGAAATTCTGCAATTTCGCAGTATATCCCTGATTTTAGCAAGCCGGGCGCAGTGAAAGAAGGAGAAGTGGAAATGGTAGCAGCAACAGTTCTGAAGAACACGAAACATGCCGGAGTTCTTAGAAATATTAAGCTTCAGTAATCGAGAAAGGAGAATAACGATGGCAGCAAAATCGCAGAAAGCTAAAGTGAAAGAATACATTGTTACAGTAAAAGAAAATCCGTCTTATTGTGGAGAAGGTGCAGGCGGAGCGCAGTTTGCGCACGGTTCCGCACGGATCACAGATGATTGGCTTGCGGAGTGGTTCCGCACACATGATGGCTACACCGTAGAATCAATTATGGAAGATCTCAAAGAGCCAACAGACACACCGGATAAAAAATAAGGAAGGCGGTGTTCGTGTGATTGTAACAGCAGCGAAAGCTAAAATGTATATCAAAACGAACCTGACTGACGAAGTGCTTGAAGAAAAACTTCAGGCACTTGAACAGTTGGTGCGAAAATATACAAACAATAATTTCCAGCAGAGGAACATCCGCACACAGTGTAATATTGTTTCGCAGAAATTATTCCTTGCATCGCCTATTTTTAAGGTTGGTGATACTGTTCAGCTTTCCGAAACAAGGTTCAATGATGGTGTTTACACAGTCAAAGAGATTGCGGAATCAATGACAACGCTGAATGAAGCATTGATTGACGAGCCACACGCACTTGCAACCCTTGTGAAATATCCTCTTGATGTGCAGCAAGGAGTGATTAATCTATTGAAGTGGGATATTGAGAATAGAGATAAAATAGGAATCGCTTCCGAGACGATTTCTAGGCATTCTGTAACCTATTTTAACATGGACGGGAATAATTCCATCATGGGCTTTCCTAAGTCCTTAATGGGCTTTTTAAAGCCATACATGAAAGCGAGGTTCTAGGATGATAGGCGGAAATATTGAAGCTCTCTTGCAGATGTATAGCGGTATAATCAAGAATGAAATAGGGGAAAGTGTTCCAGCATGGAAAACGGTGCATGAAATCACTGGGTTTCTTGACCTTTCAAGCGGTGACTCAAAGCGCACTGTCTATAATTCCAAAGTGCAGGAATCAACTCATATTTTTATATGCGATTACTTCGCAATGTCCGAACAAATTACTGCGGAAAACAGTCGGATGCTGATTGCAGGACTAGAATATGACATCATGCTGATTGACAATCCTATGAACCTGAATCAGCATCTTGAAATTTATTTGAAGTACACTGGAGGGCAGTAATGGGAATTGAACTTGACTTTGAAAATAACACAATCAGAATGAAAGAAGCCATTGCTGACGGAATTTCTGCTGTTCTGCATGAAATAGGCGGCGAACTTGTAACACAAACTGTTAGGAATTCACGGAGAGATACGGGGCAGACAGCAGGTTCTTATGATTATCATGTACGGGAATCTCTTATGGCAGGACAAGCGGAACTTCAGGTTGGAAGCAACCTTGAAAATGCTATTTGGGAAGAATTCGGTACTGGCGAATACGCTCTACATGGTAATGGAAGAAAGGGTGGATGGGCTTATGAGGACATTACCGGGGTATGGCACAGAACAAGGGGTAAAAAGCCCCAAAGACCGTTGTTCAAGGCGTTTACAATGAAGCGAAATACGATCATACGGCGATTAAACAAAAAAATTAAAGAAAGCGTAGGCGGTTAAATGGTTGATGTTTTGAATTTTATAAAAGAGAAACTAGAAGCCGCCGGAATCAATTATCAGTTTGGAGAATGGACGGGTGAAATCAAGTATCCGTATTTTGTCGGAGAATGTACGTCTGATGATTATGTTTACGAGAACAAAAAAACATCAGGCACACTCATTCTTGATGGGTGGACACGGAACAGCAGACTTGAACTTCTCAAAGCTGATGAGAAAATTAAAAAAATATTTGCAAGCCTTGTAGCCGTTGTTGGCAACAAGGCTTTTTCTATTCGCTACGGCGGTGTGAACATGATTCCGACAGGTGAAACGGAATTGAAAAAGATAACAATAACGTTATTTATACAAGAATGGGAAGGTGAATGATTATGGCAGCAGGAGCATTAAAGACGCACGGCATCACTACGGAAACGGTAAAAAACATGATTCTGAATGCGTGCGCTGTATACAAAAATGTAAAATATGAAACTTCAGAATGGAAGGGAGAGCCGTTAGGTGCAACATCCGGCGGTACAAAATTTAATTGGGAAAAAACATGGATGGATATTGAGGTTGATGGCGCAACGGTCCTTGTGAAAGGCATTAGCAAACAGCTTGTCGGGGAAGCAGCCTATATTGAAGCAAATATGACCGAACTCACGGAACAGATTCTTATGGATGCTTTATATCTCGAAAAAGATACAGAAAATCAACACGAAGGATATACGGCTTACAAGAGTAAGGGAATCATCTCAGAAACAGATTATCTTGAAAACATTGCTTTATTCGGAACGAAATCAGATGGGAAGAAAGTTCTTATCATTCTTCCGAATGCAATCTGCACGGAAGCATTTGAACTTGAAACAAAGAACGCTGAGCAGTCCGTGTTTAAAGTAAAGTTTGAAAGTACGGCAGACCCGGCAAGCGGAAATTTGAACAAACTAGACGTGAAAATTATTTTTGAAAATGGGGGAGCGTAGGCTTAAGAAAGGTGGTATCTGAATAATGGCAGAGATTAAATTTAAAGAATTAGAATTTGACAATGTTTTTGATTTTTGCGAAGTAATCAATGCAATCGGAGCAGAAGAGGTGTTGTCTTCCGTGAATCCGAATGAGATCGCAGCGATGTCAGAAAGCGGAAAAAATACGGAAGCGATTGGGGTTATGGTTGCAATGAAATTTGGTGGGATCCTTGTCAAGAACTTCCCGAAAGCAAGGAATGAAATCTATTCATTTTTTGCAGGATGTACGAAGTGGGATAACGGCAAGGATGTTGAAATTGAAGAAATTAGGCATCTGAAACCTTCAGCAGCCGTTAGACTGATTAAAGACTTTACGAAATTAGAGGACATTTCTGATTTTTTCAAGGAAGTTTCGTCATTGCTCAATATGGATCAGGAAGTTTTGAAGAACTGCTAAACAAGCGGTATCACAACCCATATTTATATTTGCAACGGGCTTTGTCTAAAAAAAAGCTTCACCAAACAGTCGTAACGATTCTTGAGCAGCACAACGAAGACAAGGCTTTTAAAATGTATTTGGCTTATTCGGCAAACATGCTGAATGAGCCTATTTCTTTTTCTGATTACATGAACGGAATAAAAAACAATTCTGCACGCAAGCAAAAAGCGAATTCAGAAAAACAAAATGTTGCAAATGAATTTATGACGAAAAAACAAGTTAAAGAATTTGTGGAAAAATCTACTATGGAACTAAAAAACTTTACTCCGCCAACATAGAAAGGGGGAACTTTAATGGCAGATATTTTTTCCCTTGTCGGTAGGGTGTCGGTGGAATACGCACAAGCAGAAACAGCGCTCGACAGAATATCCGATGCAGCAGAAGAAACAGCAGACAGTTTGGAAGACGTTGGAGATTCGGCGGAAGGTGCAGGCGGAACAACAGAGAAATCCGGCAACAGAATGTCAAGTGCATTTAAAAAAATAGGCTCTGCGGTAGTGGCTGCGTTTGCAGTGGATAAGATAGTTGATTTCGGCAAGTCTGTTGTTGATGCTTCCGCTACTGTGGCAGCGGAGCAATCCGCATTTGAGCAGATCATGGGGGACTATTCGAACAATGCGCAAGCGAAGATTAACGAAATTGCCGATGCAACAGGAATGGTTTCCACACGTTTAACGCCTTATATGACTTCCATGACAGCGAAGTTCAAGGGGCTAGGGTATGACATTGACGATGCCACCACACTAGCGCAGGATGGATTGACTCTTGCATCCGATGCAGCTGCCTTTTGGGATAAATCCCTTGAAGATTCGATGGGGGCGTTAAATTCCTTTATTAATGGCTCTTATGAGGGTGGAGAAGCAATCGGTCTCTTTGCAAATGATACGCAGTTAGCGAGTTATGCAGTAAAGCAAGGTATTGTTTCGGAAGCGAAAGAATGGGCGAACCTTGATGAAGCGAAGAAGCAGGCTACAAGACTGCAGTATGCGCAAGACATGATGGCAGCATCCGGGGCAACTGGACAAGCTGCAAAGGAAGCGGATCAGTATGCTAACGTGCAGGCTAACTTAACAGAAAAGTGGCGGCAATTTAAGTCGCAAATCGGAGAACCTTTGCTTCAGAATGTCGTTATCCCGGCAATGGGTAAGCTTTCGGCAGGAGTAGACAAGGCAAGTGCTGCATATCAAAAATGCTCTAAATGGATTTCGGAACACAAGACGGAATTAGAAATTGCAAAAGGTGTTCTGATAGGTCTTACTGTTGCGGTCAGCTCATTCCTTTTGATTATGAACTGGGGAAAGATAATGGCAACCGCCAAAGCAGCACTGCTCGGAATTAAAACTGCGATGTTAGCAGTAAATGCGGCGATGAAAGCAAACCCTATCGGTTTAGTGATTTCTTTAATTGCTGGACTTGTGGCAGGGTTCCTATATTTATGGAATACGTCAGAGGAATTCCGCAACTTTTGGATTGGCTTGTGGGAGACAATCAAAACAACTGCTTCAGGAGTATGGGAAGCGATAAAGTCAGCTGCGGACAATGTTATAACAGCATTACAAACAGGTTGGGAAGCATTCACCACATTCTTCAGCACGCTATGGACAAACATATCAAATGCGGTATCTACGGCGTGGGAATTTATTAAAAATGTTGTATCTGTCGGATTGCAGACAATAGGGCTTATTATTTCGGCAGCTGTTCAGATTATCGCTTTGCCGTTCCAATTCATTTGGGAAAATTGCAAAGGGATCATACAAAAAGCATGGGATAAGATCAAGAACATAGTAACAGTGGGAGTGAATGTAGTAAAAACTGTGATTACGGTCGTGTTTAATGCAATCAAGGCTTATATAACAATTGTCGTGAATATATGGCAAACAATCATAAGCACGGCATGGAACGTAATCAAAACAGTCGTGACAACTGTTGTTAATGCAATCAAAAATGTTGTTACGACGGTTTGGAATGCAATCAGCAGCGTTACATCAAGCGTATTCAATGCCATAAAGAGCGTTGCAAGCAGTGTATGGAATTCTATCAAATCAGTCATCACTAGCATTGTAAATGGTATTAAAAGTACTGTGTCAAACATTTGGAATTCAATTAAAAGCACAACATCAAGTGTATTTGAATCGATCAAAAGCACAGCTTCAAGTGTATGGAATTCTATTAAGAGCGCAATTGAAACGCCGATCAATGCGGCAAAAAATGCGGTTAAATCAGCAATCGACAAGATGAAGAGTTTCTTTGATTTTAGTTGGTCTTTGCCACCGATTAAATTGCCACACATAAGTATAAAAGGTGAGTTTAGCTTAAAACCTCCGTCTGTACCATCTTTTGGAATTGAGTGGTACAAAAAAGCCATGAATAATCCAGTCATGTTTACTAGGCCGACAATTTTCGGAATGGATCCAATAACCGGGAATGTACGTGGTGCTGGAGAAGCGGGGGCAGAAATAATGATCGGTAGAGATACTATGCTAGGCATGATTAAAGAAGCAGTAAGCGCCGAAAGCAAAAAAGATGATATAGTAGCTGCGCTATTTGGAATTTTAGAGCTTTTAAGCAGTGATTGGCTTAAAAATACAATTACTGACGTGCTTGTAAATAATGTAAAAATAAAATGGCGTGACCGAGAATTGGGAAGAATGGTGAGACAATATGATTGAGAAAATTAGATATGTAAATCATTTAGGGCAAACAATTGAATTCGGGATAAGGAATCTATTTTCTAATCAAAATGACTTGCGTGATTATAAATGGGGATACAAAACACTCGGAACAAAAGTAGCGTTCAGCCGGAATCCTGAAGAAAAGTCGATACCAGCTATTGTCTTTGGAAGCACCGAAGAAGAAAGTATAAAAATAAAAAATGAGTTATTTGAAATTGCAGAAAAAGATATTATTCATAATATTCCTGGGACACTTTTTGTAAATGGTTATTTTCTTAAATGTTACATAATAGGTAGTAAGAAAAATAATTATTTGCGGACAACAAGATACTTAGAGAATGAATTAACAATCATGGCGCCATATCCATTTTGGTGCCATGAGAAAGAATATCATTTTTATTTGTCGTCTCAGTCGATAGTAGATGAGGGAGCAAAAGAAGAAAACGATAACATTATAGATAACTCTGAGCTACAGCCGGATTATAAGCATGATTATCCGAAAAGGTATCAGACAAGATACCGTCCGGCCCAAAAGCGGTATCTGAGAGATTATAAGTATGATTACTATCATAATCATCAGCTGGCTCGATTGGACAATGATCATTTTGTGGAATCCGGTTTTAAAATGACTATTTATGGTCCGTGTACCGAGCCTAAGATTTGGATAGGTGATCACCTTTACCATGTAGCTGTAACATTATACGACTCAGAATATCTCGTGATCGATAGCAGAGAGAGAACGGTTGTGCGCTATGCAAGAAACGGCGTGCAAGAAAATTGTTTCGGAAAAAGAGATAATAAAAATTACGTTTTCCAAAAGATTCCGCCAGGTAAGAGTGCAGTGAAATGGAATGCAACATACTCCTTCGATCTCACACTTTACCAAGAAAGGAGCGAGCCACCATGGAGATGATTTTGACAGATGTGGATAGGTTAGAACTGTCCTATCTCGATATTGCATCTTATATCGATATAGATGTAGGTAACACGAATGACTTTGAAATTAGCCTATCAAGGGAAGATGTAAGACGATACGATGTGAAAAAAGGTTGTTGCATATTTGCACCGGGTACTGAGTTTGGTGGAATTATAGAGGATGTACAGAGTAATACTGAGGATGCAGAGATAACTTTTACGGGATATACTTGGCGAGGATTGCTTAAACACATGGTCATAGAGCCACCTAGCGGGCAAGGATATTTGACAGTGTCCGGGGATGCAAACCGAGTATTGGAAAAAGTACTAAACAAAGGTACAGGACTTCTTTTCGAGGTTCCGGACTCTGCATCTGGAATAAACATCCCTAAATATCAATTTCGGTACACTTCTGCCCTTGAAGGGCTTCCAGCGATGTTGGAAAAATCCAAAGCAAGGCTCGATATACAAGCGGTGCAGGGAGATGCCGGAGAGCCTTTTAAGTTGCTTGTTAGGGCTGTAAAGATTAAGAATTACAGCGAAGATGTGGAGTACAACGGCGACAATCAAGTCGGAGTGTCTGTTAGGGACTTCCGGGCTGGCATTAACCACCTGATCTGTCTTGGAAAAGGAGAACTAACGGAACGAACAGTGGTACATTTGTATGTGCAGTTAGACGGAAGCATCGGAAAGAAACGGTATTATACAGGCGCTGATGAGCGGACGGCGGTCTACGATTATTCCTCGGCAGAAAATGCAGAGGTGCTTGAAACTGAGGGAAAGAAGCGATTGAAAGAGTTGATGAATTATAAGTCAGCTACCGCAAATACATCTAAAACAGACTTAGCGATTGGGGATATTGTATCTGCGAGAGATCGTGATACTGGCGTATCGCTTAGTCGACCGGTAGTAAATAAGATTTACACTTATCAAAATGGTATAGAAACATTGGAATGTAAATTGAAAGGAGAACAATAACATGGCTTTAGAATTAGTAACAGGATACTGGGGTATGGAGCACGTTACAGCAGAGCAAGATGCGGATTTAAATGCCGGAATCATCGGCTCGGATAATTATGTCCTAAATATCGGCGAAAAGATGCGTGCAGAAGCGGTATCTGCGAATAAAGTGCGTATTTTTGATGGCATATTTATGGCATACGGTAGACAATGTATTTTAGGAGACGGAGAGTACGAAGATGTAACAATCGAAAATGGTACACCGGGATTACTCCGAAACGATATGATCGTTGTGAAATACAAGAAAGACGAAGAATCCGGAAAGGAAAATGCTACATTTGCAGTACTTAAAGGGGAAACCGGAAGTGTGGCAAAAGATCCAGCACCAAACAGACAGGACATCCGATCAGGAGCATTTGAGTCGGAAGTGCCGATGTATCGAGTGAAGATTAATGGACTTGCTATCGAAAAGATAGAGCCACTGTATAGCATCCCTATGACAAATGATGATTTATCAAATAAATTTAATGAATTAGACGCAAAACTTGTGGAAAAAACCGTCACTCTAAAAGCAGGTGGCGATAAAGTAATAGGTAGCGCATTCTTAAAAAATGGAATCGTTCAAGTTGCAATTGATTTCCAAAAAGCATTTACGGTCTCAAAAGAAGTATCAACTAAGTTATTTACGCTGCCTGCCGGTATGCGACCGAAAACATATGTTTATCAGCTATTGTCGACATTAAACCCAAATGCAGAAGTTAGATGTCAAATCACAACCGATGGATCGATAAATGTTTACTCGACTGCAGAAACTGATTATTTTCTAGGCAATGTCACATTTACTATCTAGCTGAATTACATTACCTCATATACCGTCATCCGTGTCCATTGGGTGTCTTTGAATGTAACAGTTAACTTGCCGCCATTTATTTCCCGGCTAACCACGTCACTTTCTGCACCTATTACTGTTTTAACCCATTCATTTGTCCGTATGAATAGTAAATAAGCATATGGCGGATATGCGTTTTCACTGCCGTTCAATCTACGGAAAAATACAAGATACATGTGGTCTTTACGCATGCTCTTTTTCATAGTTAATGATCTGCTTCCTTCTTCTGGGGAAATCACATCGTCCCAGAAAGCAAATTTGCCTAGCGCAGACGACATGTTTTTTACTTTTGTATCTAGATCAGATGTTTTCTTTGACAAATCATCATTTTTTTATATAAATCGAAAGGAGATGATAACATGAAACTATTATTTGCAGACGGACAGACATTGCAAGTACAAGCAATCTCAGAAGCAGAAGGAAAACTGCATGTAAGTGTCTTAAACAACTGCTATGAGCAGCTTAAGCATCTTTTTACAGATGCGATCACAACAGCAAGAATCGAAGTTGAAAATGATCAAGGGGAAGTAGAAGAAACATTCGAAAATTGCACTGTCTTTTCATATATTAAAGAAAATTCAGGGAAGATTTTCGAAGTAGAGATGGAGCAGCAGGGAAAAGATACCGAAACTCGTCTTGCAGAAGCAGAAAAGCGAGCAGAACAGGCAGAAAAGGAACTTACTGCAACACAGTTAGCGCTGTGTGAAGTATACGAGATGATGGGACAGATGCAGGCATTGCTTAAGCCCGGAGAGGTGGATGGCAATGCTTAAATTTTTACTATTTTTAATGCGGAAGGAGGTGGGAGATATGGCAGTAGTTTACGCAACATTAATCATTAAAGGAGTAAAAACCATCGATGATGTACCAGAAATAATTTTGGAGCAGGTGAAACAGGTCCTGAAAAAATTAGAGGTCGAAATCTAGGAGAGTGAGGGATTAAGAACATGGAAAAATTATTTAACAACTTAAGTATGGTAATCGGTGCGGTAGGAGGAGTTATCGTATACTGGCTCGGCGGGTGGGATATTTTGCTAAAAACGATTCTATTTTTAGCTGTAATCGACTACATAACAGGCATTTTAAAAGCTATACACCAAAATCAGCTCTCTTCCGAGATTGGATTTAAGGGGCTGATCAAGAAAATAACAATGTTTATCGTGATTGCAGTAGCATTTGCAATACAAAAATTATTAAATGATACCGTTCCTTTGCGAGAAGTAGTGATAATGTTTTATGTCGCGAATGAGGGTATTAGTTTGCTGGAAAATGCAGCTGTTATGGCTCCGATACCGGAAAAATTAAAAAATGCATTATTGCAATTAAGGGAAAATGATTCGGAGGGCGAGTAATCACCCTCTTTTGTTTTAAAAAGCAGGAAGGAGACAAAATATGAAAATCGGTTTAAGAGGTGGACACTCTCCATATTGCAAAGGAGCAATGGGGATTTTAGATGAGCAGGCAGAGGTACGGAAGATCTACACGGAATTAAAGCCTATGTTGGAGGCAAAAGGGCATGTAGTAATTGATTGTAACTCCAACGCAAATAATGTCGGTGCAGAGCTTGCTGAGGGGACAAATAAGGCAAATGCAAATGCCTGCGATGTCTACGTTACACTGCACATGAATGCATCTGCGGATGGAAGTGGAAACGGTGTGGAATGTTGGATGTATGATGCGTCCAACGTGGACATGAATCAGATTGCTGATCAGATTTGTAAAAACTTTAAGTCAAAAGGATATTACAATCGTGGAAAGAAATTTAACACTGGATACCACGATCTCAGAGAATCTGCAATGCCAGCAATGATTGTAGAGACGATGTTTTGTGACAACGCAGGCGATGCCGGAAGATACGGAAATTTAACAGCAAAAGGAATTGCGCAGCTGATCGCAGAAGGAATTGATAAAAAAGCAGTATCCGGAGCAACGGACGTATCTAAGCCGAGACCGGAAGACTCTGTTGTGCCGGGAACTGGCGGATTAAAAGAACTTGGAAAAGTAGATATCTACTCCGTAGGTTATACTGATCAGTGGTGGCCGGAAGTTAAAAATGCCACAGATTGGGTTGGTGCAGGAGATGGACTATCACTCCGGTATCTTGGATTTAGAGTAACTAAAGGATCTATAAAAGTAAGAGTGTACACGGAGGCGAGCGGATGGCTGCCATATATCATATTTGGCCAGTCTTACAACACAAATGATCTTGATAATGGTGTTGTTGGAGATGGATCACCGATTCAGGCAGTCGAGATGGAATACCTTACTCCAGCAGGATATAAATATAAGTATGTCAAATACTGCGTATCAGACATTAACAATACAACATTCTATCCAGCACAGGTAGACAATCAACGTGGAGGTGGCCAGGATGGATATGCAGGGGTTATTGGAGTAGCGGCGGATAAGTTTATTGCTGAGATTGTGTAAGATAAATTTTGGATAGACACCTTTACATATTAGCAAATATATGCTATGGTAAAGGTGTCCAATGCAGATGATGCTCTGCATTGTGGAAACTGAGCAAATCACAGTTTCGCGAATTGAAATATTAACAGTAACTTTAATGCAAAACATTAATGTTGTCGCACTCAATGGACGCTTTGATGTGCGGTTTTGCCAGCAATTCCGGCAGACACGGGTTGAAATATTAGAAGTAGCTTTAATTGCTACTAAATAAGGATAAGCTAAGTGCTTATCCTTTTATCTTGCATTTTTTCCAGAACTATAACAGTCGTAAAAGTTATCAACAAGATTTGCAAGTTCATCCGGCATTAACTTGTCAAACAGCGATTCCGGAATCCATTTGTAATTTTCGTAAAAGGTATTTTCAAAGCTTCCAATCTTGCTGAGTTTTTTGATTTTCTGATACTTGTCCATTCTTAGGAGATCGCGCAAATCTAATTCTCCATCTTTCAAGGATTGTTTTGCATCCTCGGTAAAGATATTTAGGTCTAATGTCAACATTTCCTCGACGCTGCATCCAAGAGCACTAGATAAAGCCTGCGCATTCTTTGCAGTAATGTTATTAACGTCAATTTCTCCTTTTTCGAGCTTTTGTATTTGTCGGATATTCATTCCGGTTTTCTCTGCAAGTTCTTTCTGTGTGAGATTCATAAATTTTCTAAGGTCCTTAAGTTCTGCCATAGTCTTTCTCCTTCTCCCCCGTATAGCCGGTAGGACAGCTTATGCATTATCTATGTTTCACAGTGATATTTTTTTCGGTTACCGAAGAGTCATCAATATTTCTCACCTCAATAACTTCATATTCGTTGTAATCTTCCCACCCTAAAGCCAATTCTTTTCCGCTTTCATCAAAAAAGTTTGATGGTCTCATTTCCTCAAAAAAAGTTCTTTCCATGTAATTTCTTAAGTTTTCCATTATATCTTCTCCTTTTTATAATTATTTTCCGTAAACTTCGCTTAAAATTCTGTTGCACATTGTGTTATATCCATGTTTAACATTAAAGAAAAGTTTTTGATAGTATTTCTGATAAGATGTTTCGTCGATTCCTTTGAGCAGATCAATTACAAGTCCTGCATTGGATTCTGAGATAATTCTGTTGTAGCCTTCCTTGCAAGATTCCCACATGCTCGCGTTTTCCGGGAACTGTGCTTCGCAGTCTGCGATTAATGCATCAAATTGAGTGTTCATTTTCTCAACTAAGTCCCTTGCGAAGCTGAGCTGTTTTTCTGTACCAGTCATTCTTGTTTCTCCTCCTTTTGCTTCCTTCCATGCCTTTTTCAAAGCTTCGGAGATTCCGAATCCTAATTTCTTAACCATTTCCCATGCTCTTTTCATAATGTTTGATAAGTTGTATTTTTTCATCTTTCGTATCTCCTTTGCTTTATCTTATGGCCTTATTGTACGCCAATATTGGCGTAAAGTCAATAGGAAAATGAAAAATAATTTAAAAAATCACCCTCCCAGAAAGAGAGGGCGAAAAAGAATATATTGTATCATCTTAATTTAAACGCGTTAGTAACACGTTAGTAACAAAAATGCTTGAAAACCCACTAAAATCGTTATATACTTTTAATAAAATATTAAAATAGAAGCATTTAAAAGGAATGGCTTAAAATCAATGAAAGTGGTGGAAAACGTTGATTTTAAGCCGTTTTTCGACTGTTTAGTTAGTCGGAATAGAGCAAATAAAAATAGAGATAATACAATCCCGTTAGTAACAAATTAGTAACAAACTTTTATTTTCTCAATCTCGCTTCTCAAGTCCTCAACGGTACGGTGTCCATAAAGAGAATTGGTGATGTCGCTGCCAAAGCTGTGGCCAATCAATCGTTTACGGTCATTTTCGTTCACACCGTATTTTTCACATAACATGGAAAAGGTATGTCGACAATCATGTGGTGTATGTTTCTCAATTCCTAATTCAGAAAGCTTTTTATACATGTTATTCCTAAAAATTTGAAGGGTTCCAGAAAGTAAAACACCATGACTGGAGAGCCTGTTTTCTACTAATTTTAAGATGGCAGAGTGGATTGGAACAATGCGGTCTTTTCCGGCCTTTGTTTTCACGCCACCCTTAAAATATTTCTCTCTCATATTTATTTCCAGTGTCTTATATGCTTTAATACGAAAGCCAGAATAACACATAATCAAAATAAACTCTACAATCTCATCATCTTTGTGATTCCATAATATCTTAAGATCGCTATCGGTAAACGGAACACCACTTTCATCGTCGTCCTCTTTGTTAATTTTTACATGTGCAGAGTAGTCCTTATCGCATAACTCATAGATGTCTGCGTAAGCATACATTTGCCTAAACAGATGTACGATCAGCTCCAAAGAGGAGTGTTTTAGAGGGCAGTTATCTACGACAGATTGCAGATCATCATGTCTCAGATCTCTAAAAGGGCGATCGTGGAGATCTGAGACATTTTTAAAGGCTGCCTGAATTGATCGTTTACTTGATTCGGATAATTTCTTTCCTTTTTCATTTTCAAATTTGTACTTCCAGAAATCCTTATACACTTCTGCAAAAGTCTTTTCCGGCTCCTTTTCCTCTTCCACAATTCCTTGTGCTTTGTTATAGTCAGACAGTAAGCGCTGCGCGATGATCTCAAGGCTTTTATGGTCGTCTGGCAAAGATAAGTCCCTTTCATCTCCTTTTGTATATGTTCCAGCTCTATAAGATGTCAACACGATAAAGCCTTTCATCCAGTCGTCTACATAGCACAAGGCTTTTGGAGTAATCGGGACCCCCTCATCTGTGTAATCGGTAACTGGTGGATGTACGGCATAAGGATTCCGGCGGTTCTTTCCGAGATACTTAATGGAGCCATATCCATTTGGTAATTTTGGGTGTTTCTTTCTCTTTGGCATAGATTCATCTCCTTTACGGTATAAAAATAACAGCTAACAAAAAGAATGCATGTTCTGATTGTTAAACTGTTTCGAAGATGATACAATATATTTGCAAACATGTCGTACATCTTCGGGTGTATATTAAGCCGTTCCTGTTGGCGCAGGGGCGGTTTTTTACTGTTCTAAAGATAATATTTCCTGTGTTTGTCGATATTCGGTAGCTGCCGGTACTTTCGTAAACTTAACCGTATTATTGAAGTTTTCTTTTACAACTTGTTCAATTTCTTCAAGGTTAACTTTAAAAAATTCTTTTCTTAAATTTATCCTATTAACACTTTTATTCTCGAATGTCTTGTGAAGAATATTTTCCAATTCAGGAGCATTGTCAGAAAATATCATAGCATGTACATCAAAATCGAACGGAACAGAAGCGCTACTTAGTTCTTTAATTCGATCCATTGGTTCAAGACGACGTGTCATACCTATTTTATAGACTCCGGGACCAAATGAACCAATATTTGAAATGACATATACAAATCCGGCACGAGCATTAGCTTCTCGCTCTAAGACGTTTTCTTTCTCTTTTTCCAAAACAGATAATTTTGTTTCTAACTCCCTGATTTTATCAATGTATAATTGTTTTTCAACGTCACTTTGAGTTTTTTGCACATATGACATGAGTTTGTTGATTTCATTATGGAATTGAAGTTGGTCTTTTTCGATTTTTTGCTTTTGACGTTCAATTTCACGACGTACTTTTTCTTCTTCTATCATTTGCGCTTTGATTGCTTTTTGTTGTTCTTTTTCTTGCTCACGCTTTAAAGAAAATGTATATGTTAAATTAAGTTCCTCTAGTTTCATTTCCAAAAGACGATTATCCATAGAAATACCATCAACTTTAAAAATTTTATTTAAAGATTCGAAGGAGTTTGAAATTTTATTTCTCATGGAATCAATATTTTTTACAGAAAGATTGATCAGAACATTGTCACATTCAGCATTAAAACACCTTAAAATTTGTTTACAATTATCATTAATTTCTTTTTTCTTTCCATCGGATGTAATATGCAACGCGTTGTCTGATTTTAAAAGAGCCTTTTCTTCCTGCCTGATG